CTGCGGAAAGCATTTGGCACAATAAGTTATTTGGAAATGGCATAATTGGGTTATCCCCATTGGCCTTTGCGCGAAATTCTATCGGCATTGGTCAAGCGGCTGAGGGGTCTGTTACCAAGATTTATAAAAATGGAGGTAAGCCTTCCGGCGTGTTGACTATTGATAAAATCCTAACAGAAGCGCAACGCAAGCAAATCAAGGAAAGCTTTTCGGAACTGTCAGAGGGAAATTCTGATAGGCTTTTTGTTTTGGAAGCCGACATGAAATATACTCAAGTGTCACTTTCCCCGCTTGATATCGAACTGCTTGCAAGCCGCCGTTTCCAGATTGAAGATATTGCGCGTTTCTTTGGTGTTCCATCCGTACTTATCAACGATACAAGCGCAGGAACAACGTGGGGAAGCGGGATTCAACAGATTGTGCAGGGGTTCTATAAGCTGAATTTGCGCCCCTATTTGGAGCGATATGAGTCAAGCATGGAAGTAAATTTACTCACTCCGGCTGAACGTGCTTCATACGAAATTGAATTTGATTTTGACGACTTGCTGCAGCCGGAACAATCTGAGCGCATAAAATCTTACAAAGAAGCGGTTACTGGTGGCATAATGACCCCTAATGAAGCGCGACTTGAGGAAGGCTGGAAGCCAAAAACAGGCGGCGATAGCCTGTTAGTCCAGCAGCAAATGTGGCCTTTAGAGAAAATAACAGACCCAAAACGAGTGGAAAGCGGAGGGGCTTCAAATGCAAACACAAAACAATAAAGTGAATTTTCGGTGGGAAGTTCCAGCGCAAGCTCTTGAAAAGTGGGATAGGTCAATCTCAGCAGCCAAATCTGATGGCTCGACGACAATCAACATTTATTCAACCATAGGCGAATTTGGGGACGGTTCCGGCATGACCGCAAAAATAGTTTCCTCAATTCTGCGCGGTGCTGATGGGGCAGATGTTTCGGTTAATATCAATTCCGGCGGCGGGGATTTCTTTGAGGGGCTGGCAATTAATACGCTACTTTCCGAATATGATGGGCAAGTAACTGTTAATGTGGTGGGACTGGCTGCGTCTGCGGCTTCCGTAGTGGCTATGGCTGGGGACGTTATCAATATTGCTGAGGCTGGTTTTCTGATGATTCATAACTCATGGACTTTGGCTATGGGTAACAAGAACGACTTGCAAAATGTTGCCGATATGCTTGCGAAATTCGATGTAAGCATGGCGGGTCTTTACGCGAAAAAAAGCGGAATAGATGAGAAGAAAATCAAATCCATGATGGACGCCGAGACATGGATTCAAGGGACTGAGGCAGTCGATAAGCATTTTGCCGATAGTCTGCTAGGCGCTGAGAATGTTGTAAAATCAGAAATTCATAGTTATGATAGTCCAGCTTTGAAGCGCGTCGATATCGAATTAGCAAAGGCTGGAATGCCACGCAGCGAGCGCCGCGCTCTTATCAAGGAATTAACTGGCACGCCGAGCGCTGCTGGGGAAGAAAAGACCACGCCGAGCGCTGGGGATGTAGAATTAGCAAAGTCGCTTTTGGCTCTGCTCCAAACAATCAAACAATAAGGAAATTATCATGGACGATGCAGTAAAACTTGTGGCCGACATTTCGGCATCAATGGAAACTATGAAGAAAGACCATGCGGCTGTTGTGGCGGCTTTGAAAGAGGCTAACGCGGCATCAAGCACGGAAGCAAAAGCGGCAATTACGAAAGCTGATGAGCTGGCTCAGAAAATCAGTGGACTTTCCACTTCAATTATTGAGATGGAGCAAAAGCTGGCTGATGGCGTTCAAGCTGGTAAAACTGCCCCTGAGACTTTAGGCCGCATGGTCATTAAGTCAGAAGGATTTAAGCAGTTTGCAAGTGGTCAAACCAATAAGCTGCGCGTGCAAGCGAACACTGTAACTGGTCAGGATGGCGGTTCTCCTCCGTCAAACTCATCCGTACTTGTTCAACCTCAGCGCCTTAATGGTATTGTTGGCGGCGCATTCCGTACATTGCGGATTCGTGATGTTATTCCAACTGGTTCGACAACTTCGAATGCGGTTGAATACACTCGCGAGCTTTCTTTCACAAACGCGGCTGCTGAAACGGCTGAGGGCGCTTCCAAACCAGAAGCAACCTTGACATTTGAGCTTGTGAATGCTCCGGTTCGTACCATTGCGCATTTCATCAAGGTATCTAAACAGGTTCTTGAGGATAGTGCCGCGCTGGAAAGCTATATTGACAACCGCCTGCGCTATGGTGTTGAGCTTCGCTATGATGCTCAAATCATCACTGGCAATGGCACGGGTCAAAATATCTCCGGTCTAACAAAAAGTGGTAACTACACGGCATTTTCTCCGACCACTGGCGAAAGTGCTTTGGATAGCATTAACCGCGCCATCTATGCGGCTTATGCGGCTGATTACCCTCCGACAGCCATTATCCTTAACCCTGCTGATTGGGGCGCAATCGAGCGTACCAAAAACGGTAACACTGACCAAAGATACACGGTGGGGAATCCTACTGGAGTCCTCGGCCCCGTGCTCTGGGGATTGCCTGTGATTGTCACAAATAACATGACGTCAGGTAAACTATTGGTGGGTGCTTTTGACATTTCTCATCAAATATTTGACCGCTCCGGAACTGTGGTTGAAATGTTTGAGCAAGATGATGTCAACGTGCAGAAAAACCTGCTCACGGTTCGCGCAGAGGCTCGTGGATGCTTGGCAACGTATCGCCCCGCTTCGGTGTTTTACGGTTCGACTACTGCTTAATTTCAGGGAGGGGGATAACTTCCCCCTCTTTTTTCTTTGGAGATTTGAATGAAAAAGATTAGATTTGTTACTGAGTTCGTTTCCCCTACGCTTGGGAATGTATGGATTGGCAGAATAATGGCAGCCGATGCTGTGACCGCCGATAAAATGATTAAAATGAATTTTGCAGAGGAAGTTCAAGAGGATAAAAATGGCGATTCTGAACATTCTGACACTAACGGAAATCAAGAGCCACTTGCGGATAGACCAAAACGCAGAGGACGCCCTCCTGCAAATCTATCTTGATGCGGCTGAGGACTATATCGAAAAGTTTTTGAATCAGCCCATCATAGGAAAGGCTGATTCTCCAATTTCTACCCCGTCTGCTATAAAAGCCGCCGCTCTCCTCATCATAGGCGATATGTACGAAAACCGCGAGGGTGCTGGGGAAAAAGAAATCAAAGAAAATCCGGCGGTGTCGCGCCTATTGCATCCTTATAGAATTGGAATTGGGATATGATAACAATCTCCTATGATTATAAAAACGATAGAGCACTTGAGATAGCACCCATTCATGCTGTTTATGGTGAGGACATATGCTTTATTTTCAAGCAACATGATAAGGCGGCGGCGGATGTCAGCTTTTCAAGTGAAGTTGTGGAAATAAAATTTTCAAAATTGACGGACAGTGCGCTGCTTCTCACTTCAACCGGAACAAAATCAACAAATTCCGCGACTTTTGATATTGACACATCATCCCTTCCAACATACGGGGATTATAAATTTCAATTCTTTGTTACCGGAAATTATGAATCCGTGCCGATTACAGGAACTCTCAAGCTCAAACCCCAAATTGAATAGGTGATAAAATGGACTTAACTTTTCAATCAGCCCCTAAAAATGGCCAACATTTCGCGACTACTACAACGTCAGCGCGTAATAGTGCGCCTATTTCGTCCGACAGTGTAACGGTTCATGCGAGCGCCGATGTCTATCTCAAGGCTGGAAATTCTGGGGTTGTGGCCTCATCGTCTGACTACGACATGCACCTGATTGCTGGGGCTTATGTTCAATTTCCTACGCGGGGAGCAACACATATAGCAGCCGTTCGAGTTTCTGCGGATGGGACATTCTATATAAATGAAGAAAAATAAAACGGCATTCTGCATTGCGTCCGGAACTTCTTTAATAAAAGAGGATGTGGATTTATGCAGAGGTCATGGAAAAATATACGTTGTCAAAGAATCCGCTTTCATGGCTCCACGGGCGGACGTTCTTTATGCTGCTGATGGAGATTGGTGGGATTTCAAGGATAGATGGGAATGGTTTGAAGGCGAAAAATATACTGTTGCGCCGGATGCTGCTAAGAAATACCCATGCCTTAATCTGCTTGAATATGACACAGATATTAAGTGGTCATTTGACCAAAAAATCTTAGCGACTGGTGGAAATAGTGGGTTTCAGATAATAAACCTAGCTGTTTTGCAAGGCGCTGAAACGGTTATTCTTTTGGGCTATGACATGGGATTCCAAGGTCAAAAGCATTGGTGGGATAACGACCATAAAAGAGATTGTCGCCCCTCAGACTATAACAACTGGATAGCGCGATTTAACGCGGCAGCTCCGGTTATACCCGCCAAAGTCATAAACTGCACGCGCTCAACCGCACTGAATTGCTTTGAAAAAATGAGTCTGGAAGATGCAATTAAGAATTTCTGTTGATGCGGAAAGTCCCACATCACCTCTATTTGCCGAGGCATTTTATAAGGGCGTCTGCGGCGAAACATATACACTAGGTTATTCACAAAAATATGATGGTTCAACAGATTGGGCGGGGTTCGCAACGCCTAGAAACTGGTTTGAGATTCAGCTTTGCAGAGAAAAAGGTTATAATTTTTACTATGGAGACCACGCATATTTTGGGCGCAATCACTTTTACCGGATAACAAAAAATGCTTTTCAGCATAACGGAATAGGAAAATCTGATTGCAAAAGATTCCTATGGCATGGAATAGAGATTAAGCCTTGGAAACGTGGGCGCGATATCATTATTTGCCCTCAAAGCGATATATTTTTCCTCTTGCGCGGGATAGATAAGGCCGATTGGATTGAAAAAACAATCAGCGAAATATCGAGATTTTCAGACCGTAAAATAATCATTCATGAAAAAAGAAATCAGATTGCATTAAAAAAACTTATGCCTGATGCTCATTGCGTGATTGTTCACAGTTCAAATGCGGCGGTGGAGGCGGTCTTAAGCGGTGTTCCTGCCATTTGCCTAGGCCATTGCGCGGCTTCCTTGATGTCTGTGGCTTCAATCTCGCGGATAGAGGATTTATATTTCCCTGAAAACCGCCTTGAATGGGCTGGGGTTTTGGCTGATAATCAATGGACATTTGATGAAATTGAAAGTGGCGCAGCTTGGAAGGTCTTGAATGAAACAATTTGATAAGTGGTTTTTCCCAGATTCGGAAACTCACATCATAGAAAATATGCGCAGCGTGTCTCGCATAGTCGATGGGAGAATGGCCTATCAATATTCAAAATATGAGGACTGCAAAAACTACATAAAAGGATATCGCCGCGCTCTGGATATTGGCTCACATATTGGATTGTGGGCTTTTTTTATTGCCAAAGATTTTGAGCAAGTTGATGCGTTTGAGCCTATAATGGAGCACGCTGAATGCTGGTTTTATAATATGTCAGGCATTGAAAATTCTATGCTTTACCAATGCGCTGTTGGAGCAAAAGAGGGGCGCGTATCAATGGGGCGCAGGGTTGGCGGTTCTACCGGAGACACTGAAATTTTATCCCATTGCGGTGATATCCCCATGATTCCGATTGATAGCCTGATGTTAAATGATGTTGATTTTATAAAAGTTGACCTTGAAGGATATGAATTGAATGCTCTGCGCGGCGCTGAGGAAACTCTAAAACGGTGCAAACCTTGCGTGATTGTCGAGCAAAAAGGCGATATGTCGATAAAATACGATGGCGAGCAGCTTGGCGCTGTTTATTTTCTTCAATCTTTAGGCGCTTCTTTGCGTGCTGAAATATCGGGAGATTATATTTTATCGTGGGACTAGGCGATGAGTTGATGTGCTTGGGGCGGCTTGAGGCTGCTTTTGAGGAAACTGGATTTCCCCATTCCGTTGTATGCGCCACGGGCATTAAAAGAGACCATCCGGCATGGCACGGCAACCCAGCGTATGACAAGAAATCAGCCAAGAGCATAGTTGATGGCGGCGGATATCGCCCTTATATCCGGCACTGGAATGGAAATCAGGCCATTTTTAATAAAGACCACAGGCCGCGAGCAGGGAAGATTATCCTCTCAAATGATGAGAAATCTTCCTTTTCAGAAGAATTGAATATGTTTCCTTCCGGATTTGTGGTTATCGCGCCGCACCTCAAGGACAGCGCCAGCAAAAACAAGTCATGGGGATTTGAAAATTTTCAATCTGTTGTCCGGTCAATCAGCATTCCCTGCGTGCAACTTTTAGAAAATGAAAATCAAGAAAGATTGGAAGGGGCAATGCACTTAATTTGTCCCACTTTTAAGCACGCTGCGGGGGTTATAGCACGCTCTAAGGTGGTTGTATGCAATGAGGGAGGCACTCATCACATGGCAGCGTCTATGGGCGTTCCTGCGGTGGTTATTTTTGGCTCTTTCATTCCGCCGGAGGTAACGGGATATCCAACCCATGCAAATTTAACAACGGTTGGCGCTCATTATTGCGGGAAATGGGACAACTGCGCGGATTGTCAAGCTGCTATGAAAAGCATAAAATCTGAAACTATTATAAAAATAATCAACAATTTTTTGAACGGAGAAACAAATGATTGGGCGCGTATATATCGGGTATGACAACCGGATGCCAATGGCTTATGGGGTGGCGGTGAAATCTCTCATTAGGCACTCTGGAAATGTGGACATTAGGCCATTGCTACTCCCAACACTTGAGGCGCAGGGGCTATATAACCGCCCTACAGTGCGGAATGAGGGTAGATTCTGGGATGTTAAATCGGATGCGCCAATGGCAAGCGAATTTTCCCTTTCACGTTTTCTTGTTCCTCACCTGAGCGACTATAAAGGATGGTCTTTATTCACGGATTCAGATTTTCTCTTTCGGGAAAACATAGAAAAGCTATTTTCTCTGGCTGACCCTACAAAAGCGGTTATGGTTGTAAAGCATAATTATAATCCGAGCGAGACCATAAAAATGGACAACCAAATCCAAACGCAATATTGGCGAAAAAACTGGTCAAGCTGCATGTTATTCAATAATGCCCATCCAGAGAATAAGCGCATTTTTCCCTTATTGAATGGGGATGTTACCGGAAAATTTTTACATCAATTTGGATGGCTGAATGATGAGCAAATAGGCGAATTACCTCACGAATGGAACTGGCTTGAAGGTCATTCCCCTATGAAACTTAATCCAAAAATTGTTCACTTTACACGCGGCATCCCTTCTATGGTAGGATACGATGATATCCCTTATGCCGATGAATGGCGGGAATATGCAGAGGAGTTGCCGCTATGCAAACTGGTAAACTAGACCAAAGAATCATCTTGCAATCCCTTGCGGAGACTCAAAATACTTTTGGGGAAACATCCCTCACTTATACGACTGTTGCAACCGTTTGGGGGCGTGTTATCTCAGAAAAGGGACAGGAATCCTTTGAAAGTGCAAGGGTAAATGCGCGAGAAACAGTCCGTCTTGCAATTCGTTATCGGGATGATGTTACCCAAAAATGGCGGCTGCAATGGGGCGGACAGAGTTACAATGTTGTTTACCTTGACCGGACAATGCGCCGCCAAGGGGAACTTTGGATAACGGCGGAGCTGAATGGTGCAAACTGAAATCAAACTTGAAGGTTTTGCGGAGCTTGATAAGGCGCTTGCTACTTTACCTTATGAGATTGGGGTCAAGGTGTTACAAAACGCGGTAAGCTCTGCCATTCTTCCTGCCTTCAAAGCGGTTAAGTCTGCGGCTCCTGTAGGGAATGAGCAGGCACGAAATCCGGATTCAAAGTCTGGAAAAATAAAATTAAAATATGGTAAGCTGCGCGATAATATCAAAAAGAGAAAAACAAAAACGTATGCAGACAACTCAAAGAGCGCGTATATTTCAACGGGCAATGCGTTTTGGGGTTTCTTTTTGGAGCATGGCACGCGGTATATTCCAGCTACTCATTGGTTTTCAAGGGCTTTTGAATCATCTCAGGATGCAATGCTCTCGAAACTAAAAGCGGATATCGCACGCGGGATTGATAAAAAATTTAGGGAAATGACAAAAAGATGAAAACATGCGAGCCAGCCATATATCAAAAAATAAAAACGGCTGTGGGTCATAGCCGCGTCTATCCTTTGCGAGCGCCTCAAAACGCGACAGCCCCTTTTATTGTCTATCAAAGGTCTAACTCAGACCGATGGCGCTCAATCAATAACCCGTCCGGCATTGCTCAAGCCACCATGCAGATTGATGTTTATGCGGCAACATTTGAAGAAATCAGGAGTATTTCTTCGACCATCGAGCAAAGTCTTGATGGTTTTAATGGGCTTGTGTATTATGGGACAAATAGTCCACAAGATTTTGTTGAAATTGGGGCAACCTTACAAGATGATTTTGACACGCTAGACAGCACGGATGAGCCTTTGCTATATAGGAACTCCGCCACTTACACGATAACATATACACAATAAGGAGTATAAAATGACCTCAGCCGCGATTAAGACACAAGGATTTAAGTTTCAAATTGGCGATAACTCAAGCCCGATTGCCTATACGGAAGTCAAAGAAGTTGTATCGTTCCAAGGTTTTGACGGGACAGCCGCCGAAATTGATGTGACAAATCTACAATCGACGGCAAAAGAATTTCTCATGGGATTGCAGGATTTCGGGTCATTCAAAATTGATTGTAACTATTTGCAAGCAGACGCTGGACAACTGGCTATGCGGACTGCAAAAGCGGCTCAGACCATTACAAACTTCAAGGTCACTTTCTCGGACACAAAAACCGCCATATTTGCCGGATTTGTAATGAGCAACCCCGTATCCGGTGGCGTTGATGCCAAAGTTGATGGCTCGTTCAATATCCGCATTTCAGGAAACGTGACATTCTCATAAAATGAGCAAATACAACGGCGACTTTGATTTTGAGCTTGATGGGAAGCGTCTGACAATCTGTTATGATTGGCGGGCGCTTTCTTCTTTGTGTAATTTCTCAGGCTCAGTCAAAGAAATTGCAAAGCCTATTGATGAAGTTGACCCTGAAAAAGTGGCTGATGTGTTGGCGTGTGGCCTTCTAAAATACCATCCTGAAATGAATAAGGAGGCTATTCTTGAGTGGTCTCCTCCGCTCATGCGCTCGATAATGGTTATTGATACGGCGCTTTCTTATGCGTATTTCGGCGCTGATGGCGCTCCCCCTGATGATAAAAAAAAACTGATGAGGAGGAAGAAAAAGACCCTGTTACAGAGGCTTTTCGGATAGCCTTTCAGATAGGATTATCACCTTCTGAGTTTTGGCCTTTAACGCCGTGGGCGCTGGGGCAGCTCATAGAATCCCACATAAAAAACAAAAATGATGAGCATAATTCTCGCGCTTGGATGATGTGGCATGGCGCTCTTTTAGGTCGTATTCAAAATACTCCACCGCTTGAAAATTTCCTCACTGGTAAAAAACCTATGAATTTAATTGATGAGGAGGCTATAATGGCAAGGCTTGAGGCTTATCAGAAAAGGGTTGATGAATGTCGATCATAACAAAATTAACCGCCATTTTAACCGCCGATTCCGCTCAATTTGAAAGCGGCATAAAAAAGGCTCGCTCCTCATTTTCACAATTTCAATCAGCAATAGTCAAAGGTGTTGGGCTTGTATCCGGAGCAATGGCAACGCTGGGGGCTGCTTTTCTTGCTCTTGGTATCCGGCAAGCAAAGGTTATCGGGGAGAATGTTGACCTTGCAAATTCTCTGGGGGTCACATATCGCGAATATCAAGCCCTTTCTCTGGTCGCGAATGAAAATGGAGTATCTCAAGAGCAATTTTCCGTTGCTCTGACAAAGACACAAAAGGCCATATTCGACGCTGCAAACGGCTCTAAGACCATGCGCGAGTCATTTGACCGCATAGGATTATCCGTTAAGGATTTGATAGGGCTTTCTCCGGCCGAGCAATTTATAAAAGTTGGAGCGGCTATAGGGCAAATTTCAGACCCGACAGTGAGAACGGCAACGGCTATGGAGATTTTTGGAAAAGCCGGACGCTCACTTATCCCCATGCTTGATGATTTGGAAGCAAAAGCAAAAGAGGCTGATGCGTTCAATCAAAAGTTTGGATTATCCCTTTCTCAGATTGACTCCTCAAAGGTTGAAGAATCTGGGGACGCTTTCGGGCGCGTGGGAAAAACGATTGAAGGGGCTGGAAACGTCATAGCGGTACAGTTTGCGCCACTCATTACAGAAATGAGCAATAGATTTGTTGATGCTACTTTCTCAGCAGACGACTTCGGAAAAGGCGTGCGCAAGGTCATGGAGTTTGTCGCCGGAACGATTGACACAGTGCGGAAAGAAATCCTTTTGCTTGAATTAGCTTTTAAGGGTGTGATTGCTGGGGTTTTGGAGACTGCTGCAAAGGCTAAAGAAGCTTTGACGGGTAATGGTGGGGTTTTGCGCGGCGCGGCTAATAGTGCGGCTGCTGAGGTGCGCGGCGTTGAATCGGAGCTTGCAAACTTTGAAAGCACTATGGCGAAGTTTGACAAAATCAATGAAGCTGCAGACCAGAGGGCGAGTAAGAAAAAGAACGCTCCAACTGGTGCGGATTTAGAAACAACGCTAGATGCGGGAAACAAAAAGATATCTGAGCATGTTAAAAAGGTAAAAGAAGCAAAAGATGTTTGGGGTGAATTTGGAAAATCGTCGGGAAGCGCGATTGATTCCCTTATCTCTGATTTAGGGCGCGGAAATTTAAGCCTTCAATCATTCAGAAATGCGGCTGTAAGCGTCCTACAGGATGTTTTGACCGCTCTTAATGGCGGAACAAGCATAGGAACAACCATAGGGACTTTGTTAGGCGGGGTTATTCGCAACTCATCCGCAAGCTCAGCATTTCAATCTGCTCATGGAATAAGCGGCTCACTCGGCTCAACACTTGGCAGCTTGTTTGCATCATCCACCACGGGAAGTTTTGCCACGGGGATTCAAAATGTTCCCTATGACATGAATGCGCGTCTCCATAGGGGGGAGGCTGTTATTCCCGCAAGTCAGGTTAAGTCAATGAATCGGGATGGAGGTGGCAGCGTTATAAATATTGATGCGCGTGGCGCTCATGCGGGGGTTGAAGAAAAAATCCGTCAAGTTATGAATGAGGTTACTTCTTTGCGCAGGGATACGCCAAAGATTGCTCTTAATGTTGTTTCCGACCAGAATCGCCGTAACCCTAATTTTGTGAGGTAGGAATGACCATTTCATATCCGCTTAGTTTCCCGTCCGCCCTGACAGTCAGCTCCATTTCTATTGCGCCGCGCAACGCCGTGGAGCGTTCTGAAAGCCCATTCACATTCGAGGAACAAATATATGACCTCGGCGGTGAAATGATAACAATAAGCGGAACAATGCCTCTAATGACCAGAGAACAGGGGGAGGCTTATGTGTCTTTTCTGTTCAAACTTAAAGGTAGGCGCGGGACTTTTCTTTTCCCCATTCCTAATTCGACGCCTCGCGGGGTAGCAACTGGCACGCCCTTAGTTGATGGGGCGGGGCAGACAGGAAACTCCCTGAATATAAAGGGCATGACCGCTTCAACCACTAATATTTTCAAGGCTGGGGATTGGTTGAATTTAGGTACAGGCTCCTCAACTCGGCTTCATAAAATTCTCGACGATGCCAATTCGGATGGCGCGGGGAAAGTAACAGTCAATATATGGCCTTCTCTCCGCTCAAGTCCGGCTGATAGCGCGGCAATCACTATAACGAATTGCAAGGCATTGCTGAGGCTCGCTAATGATGAGGGTTATTCCATAGATACAAACAAAATGTATTTTATGCAGTTCTCCGCAATGGAGGCGCTCTAATGGCTCGTGATATTACAAGCGGCTTTTTGTCTGAGATTACGGCGAAAGAGCTGCGCCCAGCTTTACTGCTCAAAGGAGAGTTTGATTCCGGCACTGTTTATATGTGGACGGGAATAGGCACAATTACATGGGGCGGTAATGATTACCTTGGCGGCGGGAATTTTATCAATATTGAAAGCATTGAAGAAACGAGCGAACTGAAAGCGGCTTCAACCCGTTTCAAATTGTCCGGCGTTCCCTCATCTCTCTTGTCTGTTGCGCTTGCTGAGTCCTATCAAAATCGGCCAATTTCCTGTTATTTTGCGGTTCTCAATTCGTCCGGCGCAATTATTGCAGACCCTTATTTGGTGTTCAAAGGCAAAATGGACGTTATGGAGATTAGCGACTCAGGGGACACTGCGGAGATTACAGTCAGCGCCGAAAGCGATTTGATTGATTTGCGCGTTATTCGGACAAGGAACTACACGCCGGAAGACCAAAAAGTTAAATATCCAAGTGACAAAGGGCTAAACTTTGTCCCTCAGATTCAGGACATTATCGTAAATTGGGGAGTTGGCGTAAAATGAGAATAGAGGGCTGGGAAAAGCTGTTATCTGAATATCTTGAGGCTCAAGCAACTGTCCCTTTCGAATGGGGTGTTTCTGACTGCCTTATGTTCGCGGCTGATGCGGTCAAGCTCATAACGGGTATTGACCCTGCCGAGGAAGCGAGAGGCCGCTATAATGACGTTAAAAGCGCCGCAACTTTGAGCATAGAAACAGGAATAAAAACTGAGGAAATCTTTGACCGTCATTTTGAGCGCGGGGATGTTGCTTTTTCTCATAGGGGCGATATCGTTTTGAAAGAAACAGACCGTGGAGCAACATTTGGTATCGTTTATGGCGGAAAAGCTGTATTCAAAGTGGATGGGGTCGGATTATCCTATGAGCCTCTTATGAGCGTGGGGATATCATGGCGCGTGGAATAATCATCTTTTTATGCTTGGTATTTATCCCGATAAGCGCGTATGCAATGCCTCCGGTTGCTGTGGCTGTTGCTGGGGCGGCTCTATCGGGTGTAACTTTCGCGACTGTTGCGGGTGTTGTCACGCTTGGTTTTTCATGGGCTTCTTTTGCTGTTTCTCTTGCAATGTCCGCCCTTTCTATCGCGTTTACGCCAAAACCTAAGAAATCAGGAGGCTCGTATGACCACGGTCAAGGGAATTCTCAGCAATTCCGGCAAGCTGTTACCCCGCGAGAAACGGTATATGGGGAGGTGCGAAAATCTGGTGTTATTGTCAACATAACCACGACTGACTCAAATTTGTACCTTCATTTTTTTATTGCCCTTGCCTCACATGAAGTTCAGGAGATTGGCGAGGCAATAGTTGATGATGTGTCTATTGCTGATGATATGCTTGATGCTGATGGAAACGTCATTTCTGGACGGTATTCAGGCTATATGCGCATTAGAAAACACTTGGGAACTGTTGCTCAATCAGCCGACTCATTCGCTGTGACTGAGATTCCAGACTGGACGACAGACCATAAACTAACAGGGATTGCTTACGTTTATGTCCGATTGAAATGGAGTCAAAACATTTATCCGTCCGGTGTGCCAAATTTCTCATTTTGGGTTAAGGGTAAAAAGCTATTTGACCCAAGGAGCGCAACGACATATTGGAGCCAAAACGTCCCGTTATTCATTCGAGATTATTTAACCGATTCTGATTTAGGGATGAATGTATCTGATTCCTTCATTGATGATACAACATGCGCAACTGCGGCAAATGAAGCTGATGAATATGTCTCCGTGTCAAATGTGGCGGTTAATTTTACGGCTGTTGATACCACAACGGATTTTATCGTTATGGAAGGAAGTATTCTGAAATTCATGGTGGGGGATAAAGTTCGTCTCTCATCCGGCACTGTGGGCGGCTTGTCCGGCGGGACTGATTACTATGTGATAGCCTATCAGCGCGTGGGCTATTGCCGGATTAAGCTTGCCTCATCGTATGCGAATTGCATAGCTGGAATCGCTATAAACCTCACATCCGGAACGACTGGAATCCTTACTAAGATAGCGGAGCCGCGTTATCATGGCGGCGGTGTGATAAAATCGGGTAATGAGCCAGCCGCAAACCTTGCTGAGATGTTCCCTTCAATGGCGGGAACGGTCACAAACTCTGGCGGAAAATGGCGCATTTATACAGGGACATATCGAGTCCCCACAGTCTATTTTGACGAGGGGGATTTGGTTGGGGCAATCTCTGTTACCACAAAAATCTCAAAACAAGACCGTTTCAACCGAATTCAGGGTGTCTATACGGCTCACTTAAACAACGGAAATCCTTCAGATTTTCCGATGGTAAAAAATGACACTTACGCAGCGCAAGATGCACAAGAGATTTTACGCTCAAGGGATTTGCCATTTACCCAGCGCCCACATACTGCAATGCGAATTGCAAAATCAGAGATGGAGCGCAATAGGCAGGAAATAGCATTTTCCGCGCCATTCAATCTGAGCGCGTTTAAGGCGCTAATTGCCGATAACATTTATTTTAGCTTTGCGCGGTACGGCTGGACTAACAAGGTTTTTGAGGTCACAAGCTGGAAACTCACATCTCAAGATAATACCCCTGTAATTGAGATGGTGTGCCGCGAGATGGCATCTTCCGTTTATGATTGGTCGTCTGGGGAGGAGACTTCTGTTGACCCAGCTCCAAATACAAATCTTCCTAATATTTTTGATGTTCCTGCTGTTTCGGGACTTAGCTTTGACTCAACCCAAATCGTTTCAACGGGCGGGGATAGCATTTATAAGCTCATTTTGCGCTGGATTAGTGTTTCAGACTCCTTTGTATCGTCCGGCGGTCAATACGAAATCCAATATAAAAAACATGCTGATGCCGACTATACGCCATCATATTTTGTTAATGGCGAAATAACATCGAGCGAGATTACAAGCGCCAGTGCGGGAACGGCTTACGATATCCGGATACGAGCTGTTAATAGATTAGGCGTGCGCTCGCCGTGGAATTATCTATTAAATGTTGTCACGGGGTCGGGCGGTGGTGTAACTTCAACAGAAGATTGGGGAAGCTTTGGCGCTGGGGCTGCTACAACAGAAAATTGGGGCGCTTTCACTGGCGCGGTAATAACAACAGAGGATTGGGGAGCTTTCGCATAATGGCAAATAATCAGGTACAACTTCGCAGAGATACACGCACAAACCTAGTCGCGGTCATTCCAGCTGATGGCGAGCCAGCTTATAACACGACAGACGACAGGCTCCACGTTGGGAACGGCGCTTTATTGGGCGGTATCCCTCATGCAAATTGCTATGATATTCAGGATGAATATTTTTGCTATGTAGCCGACTCTGGGGCAGCAAATGCCTATGTTATGACGCTCCCCTATGCTCCTTCTGCATATAAAGCTGGTCAAGCATTTAGGGTTAAAATATTAAACTCCAACTCCGGCGCTTCGACTTTGAATATTAATAGTCTAGGCGCAAAAAACATTTACAAATTCACATCTGGAACTTTAGGCGCTCTTGTAAGTGGTGATTTAATCGCTGGGGGCATTTATGAGCTTGTATATGATGGGACACAGTTTCAGCTTCAAACCTATGCAAGCGCTGGTATTACAACAGTCAAGCAGGGCAATATAAGCACCTCTATGGGGAGTGTATCGACCACAGGAGCAACCCCGACCACATTAGTGCTTTCTGGTGGAGAGTATGGATTTTATCCTCAAATACAAAGGAGTGGTGGTGGTACTTCCGATGTTTTTGCATATTTGTCGAATATTAGTGGAGGCTCTGGCTTCTCATATCGAACACAACTAACGATGCACTCCTATGTAGGGGTTACTGTCTCAGCTCAACAACGCTATATAAACTCATCACCTCCTTTTGATTTAGGCGAGGGTGATGTTTGCGGATTTATATTTGCAGAGATAGCCCCATCCGGTGAAATTGTCACAAGCTATATTGCAGACGTTCCCCCATGGGCTTACAACGGAAAAACCTCAATTCGCGCCGATAAAATTTGCCCTATCACTGGTAAGAAATTTCGCATTGCCATGAAAGAGCGCAGCCTTGATGAGATTATGAACGGGGCGGAAATGATATACGAGGAGCAAGAAATCACTCATGCTCTTAAAAACGCTGATATGTGCGATATTCCCCATCCTTTCTCAACGCCGAAAGCCGGACACAAGATTGTTTTGCTTGACCCGATGGACGATAGAATCAAAAGCCTGATTGAATATCAAAACTCTGGCGGGGCGAATGAAATTCTCAGCGCCATTTCCTCTGGAAAAATATATGCCGACTCTGATATGATATCCCGAAATGGAATGGCAAAAATAAATGGTGTGTCCGTCCATAAGCTGAAATTCAAATATTCTAAAAAGTAGGGGTAAATTTTGGATGTTGTTCAAACACTCTTTGGAGTTATTTTGGCTTTGGTAGCAGGATTTGCAAAACACGTTCATGGAAAGACAGAAAAGAATGCCGATGATTTGGCAGCTTTTAAGACTTATGTCGCAACTAATCACCCAACAAATGACGGTATCAATCATCGTTTTGACCAAGTGGATGAGAAGCTGGTCAAGATTGCCGACAAGATGGATGAAAAATTCGATAAAATGTCAAACAAAATAGAGTCCCTCCTATCAGTCCGGCGCGGGGATGATAAATGAAACTCGCGGTATGCTGGACAAATGCGACAAGACCGGAAGATGAAAAGCGCCGTATAGAGGCAACAGTCCGCGACAGCATATTAGTTTTTTTCAACGGGGTAGAAAATGCAAAATCAGCCCATGACCATATCCGCAACGGAGTCAGAAGTCCTTATGATGATTGGTCGCGAGCGGTTTATCATGGTTACAGGTCAATCAAGGGTTACGTTACCCCGTGCGAATATTCAAGAGCAACTTTCAAAATTACCTTTGAGGAAGGATTAAAATGACTTTTCCCAAGCCGGACGCTCAATCCTTATGTGCTTTTTATGGTCAACCTTGGAAAATCACATCAAACGGCGTTGAATGGGACGAGCATTTTGAAGCAGCTCATATTATGCGAATCCCTGCACCTTACGATATGTGGATGGGGGACGCGAAAATAACAAAAATAGCTGTAAACAAAAACTGCGCTGTTAGCCTTCTAGCGTGCCTTGAGCGGATTGCAAAAAAAACAAATGCTAAAGAGCGCAAGGAATTTCAAATAGACCAGTTCGGAGGCGGGTTCAATATGCGCCCCATACGAGGCGTTACAGGGTCTTTGACGGTCAATAAGGTATCTTTACATGCCTATGGCGCGGCAATCGACCTAGCTCCCATCCTAAACCCATTAGGATTGTTTTATAATCCAGCAAAAGGTATGATGCCCCATGAAGTCATAGAAATTTTTAAGAATGAAGGCTGGACATGGGGCGGAGATTTTAAGTCGCGTCCGGATTGTATGCACTTCCAAGCAACGGAGTAGGAAATGAATAGATTAAAAGCGCAATTAATTGGTGGTACGTCTAGCGGATACCCTTCTTTTCCTGCTGGAACAAAGATAGTAACCCTTGGTGATAGTATTACTCAGGATAACAACTTATCCGATGTATCTGGTCAGACCGTGGCAAATCAGACAGATGGAATTATCACATGGGCGTTGCGCGATGTTCCGGCCTTCAAACATCAAATCTGGTGGGAACCCACCGCCACCGAAGGGGCCAGTGCCAACTATTTCCGTGGGGCCAACTTCGGAATCGGCGGGGATATCCCCACCGGTGTCGCGGCCCGTCTGACCCCCGTCATTAATACAGGCGCTCCGATTGTTGTGCTGCTCATCGGAACTAATACAGGGGCGACAGACGCATCAAGCGCAGTCAAGATTGCTAAGATTGGCGAGATTCTAACGACCCTAACCAATGCAGGAAAAACAGTTTTGATAGGAACAATCTTTCCAAGAACGGTTAGAGCAAGCCCCACAGGATATGAGATTAGCACTGCTCAAATGGTTCCTATCCTTGAAACAAACGCATATATTCGGACTCTTAATAAATCTTTTAATAATAAAGTCTTTGTGTGGGATGCGTGGGATGATTTAATAGACACGACTTATGCAGTTAATCATGCAAATTATGGGTCTATTAAGCCCGCTTATACGAAAGATGCGGTTCATATCACGCCACTTGGCGCCTATGTTGCGGCGAAATCCTTACGGGCTATTCTGCGGCAAATGGGCGGTGATGATGTATGGTCTAATGCTTGGTTTGACTCTGATGTGAATCAAACTGGAAATATGCTAAGCAATGGCGAGATGAATGGAACTGCGGGGACAGTAAGCAATGGTATAACTGGTACGGCGGCGACAAACCTTGCAATTTCAGGACAGGCTTCTGGGCGCAATGTGACAGGCGTAGCCTCAGTTATATCCAATTCAAAAACAGGCGGACAATCGCAGCGACTTGTATTAACTAGCGATGGCGGCGCTGGTGGAAACGCAAATGAAAATGTCACAGTCACCATTGGAAATATAAGCTATTCTAGCTTAACCAATAATGATTGGGTTTCTCTATTTGTTAAGATTAAAGTGTCTGGAAACGCACAGGGGTCACTAGGTAATGTGGGCGCTTATATCTCTAACAATATTACCGGAAAATATGGCAAGGGATTTGATGCCTATAGTAGTGTCGCGCTTAAGACTTATCCAAATACATCCGATAATTATGAATGCTGGATTCAAACAGAGCCGATTCAATGGGTAACAGGAAGCGCGTTTTTTGCCTATGTATTCCCCCAAATGATTGAGGGTTTGGCAGGTTCGGCAACCATTGATATTGAGGGGCTTATAATGAAAAAAGTTCCTTCACCTGTTACAGAATTTCCCTATACCCCATAACAACCAAAGAAAGGAACTAAAAATGAAAAGTTGGAAAACTACTTTACTCGGAGCAATCGGCGGGGCATTTATCGCCATTCAACCACTTGTGCAAACTGGTGCTGTGGACTGGAAGCAAGTCGGCGTTGGATTTATCGTCGCGCTGTTTGGTCTTGTAGCCAAAGACTTCAATAAGACTGGCGTATAATGAATAAGATACTGAGCGTTGCAGGGATTGTTTTGATTGCCACTTTCGGGTTGGCTTTCTGGCTTCACGGCAACGCTCGCTATTCAGAAGGAAAAGCTGATTGCTCGTCTGAATATAATTCGGTGGCAACAGAGAAAAATATTCAAGCTAAAAAATCCCTAGAGAAAACGGAAAATGAAACGCATTTTATGTCTGATTCTGATGTCGACCATGACCTCTTTAAGCTTGGCATCATGCGCAGCACCTCAGATTATTGACACTGCTTGCGATTCAATGCCACGGGGAACTGCGCATCCGGCTGATACACCAAAAACAAAACGCTGGATGAGAACGTATGAAAAAAACAGGCAATCAAAATGCTCATAAACAAGCCCCCACTTTTTACGGTGGGGGCTGTTCTTCTGGGGAGAAGATGATTAATCATAGCATGGGGTAGTTACTTTTTGGTTAACTCCTCCAGCGTTGTTCTGGAGCAGTGGGTATCAATGAACTTTCTTGCCTCTTTGAATGCTTGAGCATCATCACTTTTTTCCATGTCAATTATGATATCCTTCGCCTTTTCCAGCTTAGCATCCAGCCTATCAATAGCCTTACTGTAGTCACGAAGTTTCTGACCGAGTATTTCAATTGAGTTTTTCAGTTCCTCGTTATCTGCTTTCAGGCCTTCGACTATGCGGGAGTGGTAGTATTTTTCTGAACCAGTAAGTGATTTCTCGCGCCATTCTTTCAGGCTCACTGTGTCAATATCAAAATATTCAGCCGCATAAATCACATCAGGCATTTCCATTTTCATTCCTCACTAATAATTTGACCGTCTATTTTCATTGGAAATTTCAATCTACGCTCTGCATCATCAAAAGATGTAGCCCAAATTAAAAATCCAAACTCTTTATCGCCATCAATATATGAAACACTATATTTGTACCATGTCACTCCGTTATCTTCATAAATACAATCACTATCGAATGCGTTTTTATCTGGAAATTTTACTATGTTATCCATTTTCACTCCTCACTTTTTTGGCTCTATATGATTTGTAAATTATTTCGGCGCACTTATACGCATCACCAGTACTCGCAATCGATTGTATTTTTTGATTAACACCAATAACTCTACCTTCTGGTAGCGGTATATAAACAAATGATGGCAATTCTGAAATGTTGATATTTATAAATTCGTCCCGTTCCCTTTTCACCTGTTCATCTTCCTGCGCTAACTGGAGGGCGGCGCGGATGGTTTCAGCGTGCGCGAATAGCCAATCATCACCGTCACCATAATCCTCAAACTTTCCGTTTTCATTTAACGGCCAACAATCCAACGCGCTTTTATAATCGTGGGTCATTCTATCCTCATTAATTCCTCAATCGTTTTCGCTTTTTTTATTTGGCGCATTTTTTTACGGTGCGCATCACTTTTTGCAATCCATTCGGCAATCTCAGTTTCGGTATGGCATTTAATTGCCGACTGGATTTGATAAAATATACCATTCCTCAAACTTATCGCAAAAGTTGAAGGCGCATTCTCAAATATTTTGGAATAGACGTTTCTGTGATGGTCAATCACATTACGCGCAACTTCCCAAGCCAATTCTTTTACAAAATCGCGTTTTTCGTTCGTTATACTTTTATTTTTTTTGGTCATTTTTGTACCGCCATTGCAAATAAAGCTGATAAGGCCAAACAATAATTATCCAAAAATAAGCACTAATTGGCACTTTTACATCAGGGTACGACCAACAAAACGACCATACCGCGCAAACAAAACCGCAGATAATGTAAACATATACAAATTCCATCACACACCTGCCACTTTCTGGTACGCACGGGCGGCTTCCAGCAAAGTTTCGCTTACAGAACATCCGTAAATTGCTTCGTGGTCTTGATAGCGTTTATTGATATTGTCACATTCTTTGTCTGTATTGGGGGCTGGTATGTCCTCAATGCTAATCGCATCATACAATCCATCAATCCGTGGCAGCGGTGCGCGTAGGTATCCAGAGGCGGCGATTTGCTCAGCTAGTTTTCCAGCACCCAACTTATTCTCCCCGTCAATTTTGCGGATAAAATTCGCTAACTGGTCAACATCAACTGGCTGCGTGGCTCGGGTGTTCCACCATTTTACGACATTTTCCTTCTCATAGCTGTCAATAGTGGAACAGCATGAAACCGTGAAACAAGGATGACCGCTATCGTATTCTCCTTCTGAATACCGAGGGCTACCCCCACAAAACGGGCATGGTAAAAGTTCATCTTTATTGGTCATTGCTTTCCTCCCTTTAGTGCAAGTAGTAGAGCGTCTTGGTTGGTAGCGTTTATGACGTTTTCGCACTCGCTCATATCAGAGAGCGATAAGTTTTCCTTCCCGCATAGGCAGCAATAGCCTATAAACTTTTCCCCTTTTGGCGAAGTTCTTATAATTGTATGTTTCATCATTCACCGCCTTTCTGCTCGGCGCGGGTGATGGCTTTATCAATTATCTCCATAACTTGGCTGTCAGGTTCCTCTCCACACTTTTCCAGACGACGTTCGGCGACTTGTAGAGCCTCCAACAACTCCGCAATACGCTTGTCTTTTTGGTCGCATAATTCTTTAAGAAGGCGCACGGTTGATTTTTCAACACCTAAGTCAAATTCGTCTTTGTTCAGAGTGTTAAGCAATCCAGCGTTAACTGGCTGTTGCTGTGCTGTGAGGGCGGCGCGGGATAGTTTAATAAGCGTCTTCATTGGATGCACATTAAAATCATCCATGTACGTCTGTATTGCCAACATTCGCTGGCAATAACTTAAATTATCATCGTAAATTGAAATAGCATCCAAAGCCTCCTGCACGTCATGTATAGAGTTTGGTGTTTCTGTATGCACGTTTTCA